CGATGCCGAACACGGTTTGGCATCCGCCGATACCTCTTGCGGTTCGAAATCATGGCAATCACTACTCGATGGGACGGTTTGGTAATGCTCGCCGAAATCTCTAGTGGCAACCTCGATGCCGCAGACGTATTCTTTCTAATCGCTACGATCTTATTCGCTATTGCCGCTATTGCGACATTCAAACCGATTCATCGACATACGGCCGAGACGGTAACGACGATTCCTCTCGCAACCATGCTCGGTTATGCGGCGGCGGGGTTTCTAGCGCTCGGATTCTTGGTTTTGTGATTTGCTCGCTATTACCGAGGATTCCGTTTCCCTCGCAAGTGCGTTCGCTATCGGATTCACGATCGGCGTTATCACTACGTTGCGGTTATTGGGACTGACGTTCAATGCCACGCAACGTGTTTTTCGCAAGGTAATTCGGGAAAGCGAGAAACATCCGATTGACTCGGATATGAGCGATGAGGTAGACCGGGACACGGAAGGCAACCCGCCCTAGCAATTGCCCCCGATATTTCGATCGAGAATATCGGCCCCAATTGAATCGGGGAACGGCATCCCTTAGTTGATATTCACTTATCCTAATGGGAGTTTCAAAATGGCCGTTGATATTATGGTGCGGCGGTTGCTCGATGAGCGAGACCAAAAGCTTGCACTTATCGAATCGGTTACCGGTATTGCCGAGGATGAGGGTAGGGATCTACTCGAATCCGATAACCAAACCATCGAGGGAGCGCAAGCTAGGGTTCGCTCGCTCAACGCCGATATTGACCGGTTGACGCAAAACCTCGAATTGGCGGAATCGGCTAAGAATCGAATTCGTACTCTCGATCCCACGATTGTCGCTAAGGATTTTACGTACCGTACTGCGGGCGAATTTCTCTGGGACGTGATCCACCGAAACGACGAGCCCGATTCGGTTTTGCGACTCAACAAGTTTATGAGTCGTGCGGCGGAGCACATGGGATTCGATAAGGCAAACACGGTTCCGGTTGCGGGCGGTTACAACGGTTTGGTTGTTATCCCGAGTGTGGGACCGGTTCTCGATCCCTCCCCCGCCGGTCGCCCGTTGTTTAGTGCTCTCGGAGCCCAGACAATTCCGACGATTACCTTTACCCGTCCGAGATTGGTTGACCCCAATTTCGATACTGGCGTTGGTATTGTTGCGCAAGAGAAATCGGAAATGCCATCCAAGGCATGGGATATTCTCGCCGAAACCGTTACTTGTTCCCGAGTTGGCGGTTTTATCAATGTGTCGGAAGTTCTCGTCGAAATGCTCGCCGGTTCTCTCGACATGGTAATTACGCATATGAATAGGCGTGTTGCCGCTTATTCTGAAAAGGCCGTAGTTGCGGAATTGGCAAAGTCAACCGCAACCGTTGCCGTTGCAACCGATGATGTAAACGCTGCGGTTGGCGAGGCGGCGGCCCTTGTCGTGACGAATACCGGTCAATTGCCGACGTGGCTTGCGATGGGTCCGAATGGTTGGGGAGCCCTTTTGGGTAAGAGCGATCTTGCGGGGCGTCCGCTCTATCCTGCTATCGGTCCGAACAATGCGAATGCCACGGCAAAGGCCACGGAATACTTTACGACTGTTTCCGGGCTCAACGTTGCGGTTACTCCCGCCATTACCGATAAGACGATGTATATGGGTAACTCATTCGGGCTCGAAATTTACGAACGCCCGATGCCGCTTATGCAAGCGTTCGAGCCCAGCGTTTACGGTAGGCAAGTTGCCGTCGCAACGTACCTTGGTTTCTATTCGGCAATTACCACCGAGAATGTGACGACTCCGCTCCGTGAGGGAACCGTCAAGATTACGTGGGCGTAGATGACTGTCGACTATTACGAGGAAAGTTACCCGCCTAGCGTATTGGGATATGCCTCGGGAGCTACTGCGGGGATTCCCGGTAGCTGGAGTCCCGCCGGAGCAATTGCGCCGAAAACGCCCGCCGAATTGTCACAGGGATATCCCCTTACGGTAACGTCAAATCCCGCTACCCCGTGGACTACTGGTCAATATGTGCAAACCGCTACCGCCGGGGTGGCGGGGCGAGCAACGTGGACCGGAACCAATTGGGTAAGCGGGGCCGCACCATTGGAAACCGAGACCACCGAGCCAGAAAGATTTGAGGCTATTCCCGTGACGAATACCCCCGAGGAAACCGAACCAAATCCCGATATCGAGCCCGATACCGTGCCCGAGCCCGTGGAACCGCCCGAGGATAATCCGCCCGGTCGTAATCCTCGATAATCGCTTGCCCCCGATGCGAGCCATGATAAATCCCCGCTACCGCCCCCAACCGGTAGCGGGGATTTATCGGTTAGGAAACTATGCCCTACGTTGATCCGATTATGGTTGCGAAAAAGATTGGTAAGCCTGGTCTTGCGGGCCCGCCCGTCGATGAGTTTTTGCAATTCGCTTGCGACTCGGCAGAGTTTTATATCAACGATTGGATTGGTCGCACAATATCGATCGATCCCGTTCCGCCGCCCATTTCTCTCGTTGGTCTTTCGCTCGCTATCGATCTTTACAAACAACCGGATGCAACGTTTGGCATTTTGGGAGCGGGCGAAACGGGCCCGGTTCGAATCGCTCGGGATTTGCTCAATCGTTACGATTCACTTTTGATCCCGTTCTACGATCCCGTAGAGGGATGGGGCGTCGCATGAGGGCCCAACTACCGCCCCGAGCCCGTTGCGTCGCTCTACGGGCCACACGGGGCCCTCTCACGAGCCCGGGGGACCGATGAGCGACTACCTAGGGCTCACGAAATACCGAGAGCAAATGGCAACGATGCTCCGAGCGGAATTGCCGCCCGATATCGGAGTATTCGATATCATCCCCGATTCGATTGCTCCCCCCGCCGTTTATATCGCTTGGTCGAATCCTTGGTTGCGCAGTACCACGTTTTGCCAATACGACGCAACGTTGCAATTGATTTGCGTTGCCGCTCGAATCGAACCGGGCGGGCAATTTACGGTTCTCGAAGATTTGGTTGGGGACGTTTTCGAAACGTTGCATTCGAAACGCATTGCTATTCGTGACGCATCGAGCCCGTTCCCGATCGTATTGGGCGGGATCAATTACCTTGCCGCAACCGTCAACATCGTTACAGAAATGGGAGATTAGAAATGGCCGCTCCGAAACCGATTAGGCTTACCGATCCATTTATCACGCTTGGAACCGATGACATTGGGCCCCCGGTTACTACCGCCCATTCGTTTACTTGTTTCTCGAATGGTATTCATATCACGGGCGAGGCGGACGATGATCTCGCTACGTTTTGTGATCCCGAGGGATTCGCATATACCGTTTCCCTCGATTTGAAAATGTCGCTCGGAGCGGAATCACTCGATGAGGCTATTACCGCCCTCGGGGGACCGGGAACGGTTGTGCCATTCGAATTCGCTTATACGGGCGATCCCGCATCGGTTGATAATCCCCATTGGTCGGGCGAGGTTCGGTTGCCCGCTATTCCGATTGTCGATGCCAGTATTAATGAGGCAACGTCGTTTACGATTGACATGGCGGTAATTGGTGAGATTACCAAGGATGTTGGAACGATGACGATGGTTCTCGGGGCTACTCCGAGTCACACTCACGAAACCGCCGCCGCCTAATGACCAATCCTTTCGATGAATTGACATTGGGGGAGGTTGAGGATATGCAAACGGTTTGTTTCGAGGGCAAATCGTTTGAGGATACGTCACCTTTCAACGTTGCGGGCGGAGTTATGTATATGCATCGCAAGCGTGACAAACCCGATATGGAATGGGACGAATTCAAACGGTCTACCTCGATGGGTGAAATCAAGCTATTTGCGGAGCTAATGAATGATGAGGAACCGGACCCTACGAACGGGGCGATTCCACCAATAAGCTAAAAGAGCAAGCGTACTTTTGGCATTACTGGCGAATCACCCCGACCGAATATCGGGCCCTTACGGTTGCGGAACATCGAGCAATGGTGGACGTAATGAAAGAGGTTGCGAAAGAGCGACGTAAAGCGATGAGTAGGAAACGCTAATGCCCGTTGAGGAAATCGAGGGGTACGCAGAATTCCAACGGGATACCCAAAAGATCGAGCGGGATATTCCCGAGCAAATGCGTAATGCCTCGATCGAGGTGGCGAATACGTGGGTTTCATTAGCGCAAGCAAATACGAATAGCGACTATGCATCGCAAGCGGCCCAAGAGTTTTCGGTTAGCTCCGATGGCGAGGGAGCAACGATTAGCAATAGCTCGGTTGTATTTTTCGGTTCCGAATTCGGCGGGCGAGCTAGACCGGAAACGATGCAATTCCCCCCGTACAACGGAAGGCAAGGCTATTGGTTCTATCCCGCCCGTCGGGATAACGAAGATACCATTATGGCTATTTGGGATAAAGGGATGGAAAATGCCATGAGCGAATGGAATCGTCATGGCTAGTCTCATGGGCGGCGGACGTGAATACGTCCTAAAGATCATTGCCGACGTTAAGGATGCCGTTAAGGGCGTCGATGATGTTTCCACGAAAACGTCATCGATGAAAGATAAAATGATGGGCGTCGGTAAAGCGGTTGCGACCGGTTTAGCGGCGGCGGCGGTAGTTGATTTCGGGAAGGATTGCCTAAATGCGGCGGCGGATGCCGACGACGCAATGGATGCCGTAGAAAGTGCATTCGGCGGGGCATCGAAAACCATTACCGATTTCTCGAAAGATACCGCCGACAAAATGGGTATGTCCGCTCAGGATTACCAAACGATGGCGGCGGAAACGGGCCGAATCCTCACGGGGTTTGGTATCGATAACCAAACGGCGGCGGATGCTACGAATACGCTTACAACCCGAGCGGCGGATATGGCGGCAATTGTCGGAGGCTCTACCGAGGATGCAATGGGAGCCATCGATAAGGCTATGCAAGGGCAGACCAAGGGCCTAAAGCAATATGGCATTTCGATATCGAATGCCGAGGTTGAGGCTCGGGCAATGGCTAAGGGATATGTTGACGCTTCGGGCAAGGTGACCGATGCGGGCAAGGCAATTGCCACGCAAGAATTGATCCTCGAAAAGACCAATAAGTACCAAGGGGAGTTTGCCAAGAATTCGGGTGACCTCGGTTCGCAACAGGATATTATGCGAGCCAAAATGGAAAACCTGCAATCGACTATCGGTACCGCTCTCATTCCGGTAATGACCAAGCTATTCGATATCGTTCGGCCGATGATCGATTTCATATCCAATAACATCGGTTGGCTCGCACCATTGGCGGCGGGCATTCTCGCTATCGTTGCCGCCGTCAAGATTTGGAACGTTGTACAACTTATATTGAATTCGACCCTATTGGCTAACCCGATCTTTCAGGTAGTGGCGGCAATTACCGCTCTGGTTGCCGGTCTTATTTGGGCGTACAATAACGTTGGTTGGTTCCGGGACGCTGTCGATGCAATGGCTCACGCCGTTGTCGCATCCTTCAATTGGATTAAAGATATCGTTGTGGGCGTATTCAATTGGATTCGGGACAATTGGCAACTACTACTCGCCATTATCACGGGACCAATCGGTATCGCAGTCAAAATCGTTGTCGATCATTGGGATACCATAAAGAATGCCGCCGTTGCGGTATTCAATTGGGTTAAGACCAATTGGCCGCTATTGCTCGCCATTCTCACGGGCCCGTTCGGTTTGGCGGTTCTCGCCATCT